GTATCATTTGAGTTTATTCCAACTGAAGACATTACTTTAGACCACATAGGCATTTTTACATCTGATGCTTATACAGGTACCACTATCAATTTTGCTATCTATCATGAATCTGGACTTGTAGTTGCTAAAACTAATGCTGATTCTGCTCAGAGCACAGAAGAAAAATATAGTTTAACTGGTCAGCGCCGCATAGTCACAGTAAATGGCATACTTAAAAGAGGTTTAAAGTATTACATTCAGTACACAGACCAAAATGGTAATACAATTCACCCAGCATATTTTCAAGATAGCCAAAGTAGCGAAACTGGTGAAACCGGAAAATATAAAGTTTTCACTCATGGTCAAGTACAGAATAAATCTGTTGCAGATTTGAGCAATGTAAATAACTACAGAGGAACAATAACAGACTATTTTTCGCTATTTAACTTTGCACAAGGCGATTTCTTTATTTGGAGCGGAGATAATACATTAACTTCAAATTATTGTTATGTTAGAAGTTCACTTGGGACAACTGAAGGTTATGTATTTAAGGGTGCTATAGGTAGTTCTTCTTCTGACTATACTAACTATACTGATGAAGATTTACAACAAATTTTGAATTGGCCTACATCATCAGAGTTTATTTGGTGGCGTGGCAATGCAAGTTTATCTAAATCGATTACACACGGTTATGTGTATGTTAAAACAGTAAATACAACTGACATTGCACAAGTAGCATTACCGGCATTTGTTGACTGGAAAAGTGATAGTAATAATATGTGCTATTTGCTAAATGCCTTGAAACAAAACACACGTGTTATCGTTACAGAAAGTAAAACTTATGGTATAACAGTTGGCACAATATGCTCAATGAAAACAGGTTATACCATAGACGAATCTTTTGACCCCACAAATCCATTACAAGAACGTCCATCATCGCCAACAGCAAATCATATTTATTGTATCTATGAACGATGGAATAACTTAAATGAAGCTTATTTATATACTACAGACGGAACCACTGACACTTGGACAAAAATGGATGCTGACCATTACGCAACTGCGCTAGACTGCGCAGATTTTACTACTTTATTGACCGAAGTAGGATCGGGAGCAGATTTTATATCTTCAAGTTATAGCACAGATTATATTTCTGAAGGTTTGAGAAATGCTTCAATTGAGTCCGACACAAAGAAGTTCTATTTAGAAATAAACGGAGTTGAAAAATGAATCAGTATTATGCGATAGAAAAAACAACGCAGAAGATTGCATATCAGTCTGCAAGTTTATTTCTGTTAAAAGATATAATTAAATACGATAAAAAGAACATTGATGACTTTTTAATCACAGAGGATGTTAATATGAAATACGTTTCACGCATTGTTTATGTAGACGGTGAATGTGTTTATAACAACACAGATTTTTGGACACTAACTGCGCCATCTATTCTGTCTGAATATGATACACACGAAGTACTTGACTTTTTGGGTAAATCAGTAGATATACTTCGTTTTGAAACAGAATATAATTCTAACTCGTCTAGAATTTCAAATATAGACGGGCGTGCAGGCGAAGTTTGCTACAACATTGAAATTGGAAATGAAATGATTGCTTTGTTCAAAGAAGAATGTATCTTGACTGACTTTCAGGGCATTACACCTTTACAGCTTGCTACTAAACTAAGTAACATATTCCCTTTAATTTTGACTGGTTCTTTTAGAGAAGCAAAAACATTGTTCCTTGCTTTAGAGACTGACCCATTTATTACTGAAGAAAGAAAGCAAAAATATATTGATATGCTTGACGCAGCCGATGCGATTGAGTATGCAGACTCTTCTGAATATCTTTTCACTACAGAAGATATACAGAAGATTGAAGAAACATATAAAAGAATTTATGGAATGTTTACTTCAGAAAAGAAGAGATCCGTAAAATATATTCTTCCACAACTTTCTGAAACTGATAAGATTATTTACTTGATTAGACACTCTGAAAGAGGAAGCGATACATCGCAGAATGGTGATTTAACAGATAACGGCGTTACATTAGCACAGAATTTTGGTAAGTTGATAACAAATGGTTATGAAACTTCTGCAGGTACTGTTAATTGCGAACCAAATAATGCACATTATTTCTCTACTGATTTTGCAAGAACTAAGCATACCGCTCAGGTTATTGCAGAAACTAGAGGCGATACTGATTATGCAAGTACTGGTTATGAAAATATTACATTAATTGATAATTTAATTGCTGGTGATAAATTCTGGGATGAGCATACTTCTGCATTAAAGACTTATGCATATCATCCAGAAGATTTGACCGAATCACAATTAGAATCTTTAGGTGTTACCACTGTTGAAGAAGCAATAGAAAAACGTCAGAATGATTTTGAAGAGATTAGCCAGAGTTTAATTGCATTAGCAGATAAGCGTTTAAATGTAATGATTACTCATGATTATTTCTTATATGTATATTTAGGTGCAGCAGTTTATACTGATGCAACATGTACAGATCCTGCTACTGTTTGTTCTGAAGTAAATTACTTAGATGGTGCAGTAATTATTATTCATGATGATAAAACTTATGAAGTATATCCAATAGATTGCACACCATAATTAAAAATATATAAAATAAAAAAAGGTAAGTCAATTAAGACTTACCTTTATATTTTTGATTTAAAATCGGTTATTAGCCAACGTTAAATTCAACCGGACGGGCTTCAGGACAGACCGGGATGTTGATGGTCAAGAGACCATTTTCAACCTTAGCGGTGAGTTCCTTCATGCTGAGGTTAGCCGGAACGAAGATCTTGATAGAGAGCTTGCCGCTACCCTTGATCTTACGAACTGTATAAACACGCTTTGCTTCAGCATCCTTTTCAGCGTCGGTGACTTCCTTCTCAACAGTTTCGATAGTAAGATATGCCTTACCGTCTTCAATGGTGCCCTTGAGCTTGATGTCTTCACGGGTCTTACCAACGACTGCAACTTCGATAGTGCTCGAACCATCTTCTTCGTGAATGATGTTGAGCGGGACATTGACCTTTTCAGCAGTGTCATTAAAAGATGCATCGAATGCATTGAGTTCCTTGAGAAGATTTTCAAAAATATTATTCATAGTATTCTATCCTTTCGAGACCTTACGTGTCTCTTTTCGTTTCATTGTTAAGACATAAATCACATTTGTGTATTCATGTTTTAATTGGCGAAACTAACCAATTAAACTCTTGTTAAACTCATTTTCGTTATATTTATAGCGAAAATTTTTACGATGTCGCCATCATGAGTTTCTTGTAATCAAGGTAATTCTTGATAGCGAAAGATAAATTCTTTATATTATTCAGTGTATTTTCGATGAATTCCAAAAAGTATTTCTGTTGGTTAACCTGTTTTAGTTTTGCTACATAAGGAGTACAACAATTAATCTGTGAATCAATTTCTTTTGCTGTTTCCCAAAATTCATTGATTGAGATATTGTATTTCTTTTGTAATTCCACTGTATTTCTAGGTCTTTTGAAACACTTTGTCAAATCACCGTATAATTCCAACAATTCTACATTTAAGCTTGCACAGACATATTTCTGGTCTTGATACAATTTAATCCATTCTTGAATAACGGCTGGCAAAATATTATTCTTTTTAATAATTGCCTCCAAAGTATCAGGCATAGATAAATCTGTTTTTGCTTTTTCCTCAACTTGTTTAAACGTCTCTAAATTCATACCTTATTTATGTCACGCTCTTTGTAGCGTTTAATGCAATCGGCTACGAGCGGTCCCAAACTTCTGTAATATGTTTGGGTAGCGGTGTCATCAATCAGTTTGTAATCATCTACTTCCAAAGGAGTTCTTCCTTCGAAATTGAAAGTAGTAGAACAGCTTAAGTCTTTAAGATTGATGTCAGTTTCTGCGACATAAAGATGTAAATCTTTATACTTGGTATACAAGAACATACCACAGTCATAAAGATCAGATTCGGTAAGTACAATATTAGCTTCTTCTTTTAATTCACGTAAAGCTGTTTCCACATGAGTCTCGTTACCTTCTACATGTCCCTTGGGAATATCCCAATTACCGTCTCTATATGAGTGACAAGACGGATGACATGCTAAAAGCTTACGAGATGCTTTATCAATAATAATTACACCACAACTAATAGCCTTCATATAATTCCTTTATCACAAATATAGTAAAAACGGTTGGTTTTGTAAACGGTTAGAGATTTATTTTTATTTTTTAAAGATATTCAGGATGAGTATCTTTAATATGTTCATATTGGTTCATGAGACCAACATAAAATTCAGAAAGCTTATCAATTTGCATATTAAGCGTTTTGGACTTGTCTTTTACAGTAGGTATAGATTCTTTAGCCTCTGCAAAAGAAACAAGTTTAAACGGCGTTTTAAAGCAATCTGGATGCGTTTCGCTAATACCCTTTAAAAGATTATACTTCTCCGTATAAAACTCCTCCAGGGTATGCATACGGTTAGTTAAAGTCTCATTAGTAGCCTCTTGACGAGCTACACTTTCGTTTAATGTTTCTGCCATAGAATTTCCTTAAATACTGTAGTTAGGATTCTTGACCTTGAACGAAACGTTATAGTCGTCACGAAGTCTAAGAACGAAACCTTCTCTCTTATGACTGAGGTTGTTACCGAAGACGGTATTTGCATCAGATTCTTGAAGCATGATGTCAGCACCAGAAACGAATACACCCTTGTCATTTACATGACCTTCTGGTAATTCGTAATTGTCATCAAGAACTGGAACGAACTTCAATCCCCATTGTTCAGCGAAAAGAACAGAATCTTCAAAATTCAACTTTTCCCACTTGAACAATACCTTTCTATTTATAGTATCTTCGAAGTAAACCTTTTTGTAAAAGTCAAAGAAGATAATATCAGTTCTTGGAAGGTTATAGATATTCTTTTGAATACCTGGACCGACGTGTTCACCACGGCAGAACCATTCGCCTGGAATCTTCTTGATTTTTTCATCAAGTCCAAGTCTAAGAACTGTGTCCCAGAAAGGTTTTCCAGAACCATTCTTGTTAAGTTCCCTAGTTCTAGAGCATACACCGATTCTCTTGCTTTCCACATTACGACGGAAAAGCTTATCGAACCAACTTGGTTCAACCTTTTCAGAGAAAACGGTAATGTTTTGACCTTCGAGCTTTTCAGTCTTAACCCATTTCTTACCCTTGTATTGTTCAAACATCTTGGTGTAAACCTTTTGGACGTTTTCTTCGTCAGACTTTCCAGGGTTAGTAGGATCCCAAGTTTCAGAAACGTTATGACGCTTCCTCCAGTTACGATACCAAGTATATCTCATGAGCTTGCGAACAAACCAATTATCTTTCTTACCAGTATTAAGACCAGCTTCTTCTTCATCTTGGACAATTTCAGTAATGCCGAATTGAAGAGTATAATCCTTACCAACCTTTGCATCAGTAATGCCAAGGTCAGATGGCTTGAAAAGAATACCTTGAGAAATAACACCAAACTTTCCGAGCTTCATACTCTTGATTTTGAACTTCTTATCTCTAAGAAATTCAAAATATGGGTACTTAGAAGATTCTTGAATTGCCTTGAGAGCACTTTCAATTTCTTCCTTTGAAGCATTTGCTAATTCTTTGCCTTCCTTGATAGCAGTATATTTAGCACGGAGTTCATCAGACAAACCGTCTGGAAGCAACGAGTCAATTTCGACATACATTGCCAAATCACCAGGCTGATATTCACCTTTCTTAACAACTACAGTATAGTCCATAACCGTAGCAAGTTCAATTCTGTCCGCCCCAGGAATCTCTCGGATTTCCTTAATTTTTACAATATATGCTAATGGTTTTCCAAACATTTTATTATTACCTCTTTGTTGATTATAATATAGAAAAAGGATTGACTTTCGTCAACCCCTACACATGATTAAAGGATAATCTTTAATATATACTTTTGAATTTTTCAAGCATTTCTTCAACATCCATTCTGAACTTTACAGAACAACCAAGTGGAATAGTATCAATTACTGACTTTTTCCAAACATTAATTGTCGCGTCGAATTCTTCAGGATCATGAAGTTCCGGTGCTTCGTCAAGTTCGTATGCGATACTATCGACTAATTCTTGAATTTTGTTAAACTTTTCCTTTACTGTATCTTCAACTGCAATCATTTATTTCCTTTATGTGATTGATCAGGAGTTCATGATTGTTGGCAAGAATAGTATATTCAGCTGCATGGACAAACATATCAGTTTCATACTTTTCATCTATGTCCACCTTAGAAGGGTCATAGTCTGAAACTACTCCCCTACTACAGAACTCCATAAAACCTAATATTTTATAACGTTTGTCTATAATATAGAAATTTATTACATGGGCGTTGATGACCCTAGTAATTTTTTTCAAAATTTTCACTCGCTTACTAAAAAGTTTAGACATAATGGTTATAATATTCTTTTTCGATAGTAAGGTCAACTTCTTTTTGAATAATCTTTACATTATCCTTTGTAGGATTTGCAAATCCAATAGAACCTCCGAGAGGTGACCAGAAAATAACATCATGTTCTCTGGAAATACCTTCATCAGGTTCCATAAATTCTACCTTATCGATGAGACAAGTTTCAAAAAGATGATTTCTTGTTCCAATATCAGTAATACCTTCTACAACGGCGGTCTTAATAATTGGTTTTGTGAAATACATGTAAAGTGTAGGAATTCTAAAATCAATAGGAAGTTTATTTTCCTTTCTCCAATTCTGAATTGCTGCTCTGATTTCAGAACCAATCATTGCTGTAACGACTGAATGATTCTTTTTCTTTTCATTATTGTAGATATAAACAGGCATTTTAACTGACATAAAATTCTCCAAAAATTTTACTAAATATAATAAAAAATAGGGTTGTTGTCAACCCTATTTAAATTTGAATATTTTTATATTATTCACCAACCGGAGTATCAGACAGCATAGTAATACCGCCTTGCCCATTAGTATAACTTACTACTGTTCCACCACGGTGGTCCATAATAACAAAATTAAGATTCTCTGCCTGTAAAAGTGCTGCAACAACAGAATTATACTTATTAGGCGTTTCTTGTGTCGACGCCATCTTAAGCAGAGTCGTAATGAGTGAGTTAAGTTTCTTCTCGTCCATATTAATCCTTATTTAAATGTTCTAATAAATTTGATAATACAATTCTAGCTTGCTTTCTATATAACTCTGTGCTAAAATCATGATATGATTCTTCTATCTTATCAAGAAGCTTCATAAATTTAGGCATTTTCATAGAATCACTATTTAATGATTGTGTTTCTATTTCAACTTTGGTTTTAGGAGCACTTCGCCAATTAAGCATA